CTAGTGTTCGTCTGCATTGCTGCCAGCTGGGCAATCAGAGACTTGGATGATGATTCACTCTCTTCAATCCCGCTCATAGTCTCTTCGTACTTGCTGTCTATCTCGTCCAATGTTGTTTTCAGCTCATCAGTCTTAGCAATGAGATCTGCAATTGTTTGTTTATTTTCCTCGAACGAAGCACTCAGCTCATCGATTTGGTTCTTTAATTCGTATGCCGCAACGGTATCTGCCTGTCCAGATTCTTCAAGTTCTGCATATTGTTCTTGTAATTTATCAAGTTCCTTTTGTGTCTCCTTTGACGATAGAGTAAGATTTTCCTGTGCCTTTGCCATTTCATCTTCTGTGTTATTAAGATAAATAACTGCCGCAGTAACTCCGCCAATTGCTGCTGCAACCAATGCGAGCGGTCCAAGAGCTACCGACATCGTAGTCCCCATTGCTGCTGTAACTACAGTCGCTATCTTTGTAACAGCGGTGTACGCAGTAAGTGCAAGCGTTACACCTCCAACCCCGACAGCTACTCCAGTAAGCAGTGCGGAAATTGCTGGATGTTTCGTGATAAGTTCTGTAAATCCATCTGTAATATCTGCTATACCATTCTTAAACTGTGCCACCGTAGGGTTTATGTCGTCTCCAATGGCGATTGCGAGGTTATTGAAGCTATTCTGCATACGTTCTGTCGCATACTGCGTAGTATTCGTCATAGCAGAATAAGCTCTCTCCGTTGTTCCTGCTGAATTTCTCAGCTTATCCAGATTGTTATTAAATGTATCAAGTCCCTGATTGATAACAGCGTTGGCAGCCTTTCCGGCTTCTGCACTGCCCCACAGGTTCATCAATGCTTCACTGTCCTGATCCACGCTGTTATAGAGAATTTCCAGAACGTCTGCCAATGAATATCCTGACTTCATCAACTGTCCGAAGGACTGTCCTGTTTCCTCCATGATTACTCCGGCAACCTCCGAGCTGGAATCACCCAGCTCATTGAACATACTGGAGATATAGGTCGTGGATTCTTCAACGCTTACACCCGCCTTGGTCAGACTGATGTATCCTGATTCCAGATTGTAAAGATCAATCGAATAAGCGGATGCCGTACTGATAGCTTTACCCATGCTGCTCGACAACTGGTCGATTGTCATAACACCCAAGTTCTGGGATGTAATCAAGCTATCCGAGATATTCGTTACCTCGGAAGCTTCCAGCTGATACGCATTGAGGGCTGTCGTTAATACAGACAGGGCAGATGCAGACGATGTAAAGCCCGCTTTGGCAAGCTTTGATGCTTCTCCTACAGTTTCTACCGCTCCCTCCGTGGCGACACCGGCTGATATTGCATTGTAAGTGGCATCCGCAAGCTCATTTACGTTCTTTGCAGTGTCCTTTGATAATCCAGATATCTGTGTAGAAAGCTGATCTGCGGACAGCACGGTGGTGTCGGCTACCGTAGATACCATGGCAACATTCGTCTCGAACTCTGTAGCTTTATCAGAGGCATCTGAAAATGCATCCGCTATTTTATTCAGTACCGCCACAATTCCGACTGTAGCAAGAATATCATCCAGTCCTACCACCGCATTTTTTGACTTGTCCCCGAAATCCTCTGATTTCTTGCTCGTTTTATCCATTTCCTCTCCGAGCTGTTCTGTCTTATTCTGTGCTTCCTCCGCCGCATCCGCTTCTGCTTTCAGTGCATCCTCTGTCTTAAAGCCCATATTTACAAGTTCTTCTGTTGAATAAACCGCTTCCAGACAGCCCTTATCATAATTGCCAACTGCATCCGTCCAGTAATCGGTTGCCTGCGCCGCCTTTTCCATTGCTTCTGTGGCTTTCTGTGTTTCTTCTGTGGTATTTGCAAATGCCTTATCCGCTGTATCCGATAATTTGTCGAAAGCGTCAAGTGTTTTATTACCGGCACTGGACATAGCATCCAACTTATCGCTTATTTCATCGATGGCTTTAAATATTACCGATAATCCAGCCACTACCTATCGCCTCCCTTCCGACCGGACAGCAAATATACTCCTCGTCTGCAAGGGTCTTCAGTTTCTACAAGCTCGGAAGCTATAAAGAAACCTCTTTTTCGCTTGGGCATTCTCTCAAATTCCTCTGGTCTGAGACCATGCCTCTGCCAGAGGACGTGTGCCCAATACTCCAAAGTGCCCTTGCTTTCAATCAGTTTTTTGCGTCTTTGGTCTCCTTAGCCTCATCGTCCTCCTCCGTCAGGCCAAGAACTTTTAACACCTGCTTGCTTACGTGTCCGTATTCCTTATTGGTAGGGAATACTTTAAGCGGCATTTCGGTAATGTCCACGCATCCGAAGTATTCCATGAGCTTCTTGTCCTTCAGATCAGGATAAACGAGAGCCTCTACCATGAGGTGGCGGGCTGCCTTGTTTCTGTCTCTCTCGACCTTATATACAACATTGCCATTCTGAACAATGAAATTACCCTTCTTATCCTTGAGAGGTGTCTTGGATTCATACATCTCATTGATTTTCGCAATAGTGTCGTTGTGCAACTGCTTAATTTCCAGCTGAATCACTTCGCCATTCTCGTCCTTGATGGACTCAGGACCTGGAACCGTAACAATCTGTTCCACCTTTGCTTCCTCACGCATGAAGTATCTCAAATCTTTATTAGCCATAATGACCTCCTATTTTCTATTCTCAGGCCTCTATTTTGACCTGTAGCACACTTTAAGTTCCATAGACAGTAGTTAATCTGTCTGCATGATTTTGAACGTAAAAAAGGCACACACAAAACCGAAGTTCTGCGTATGCCTCTGCTGTTCATGACTGTCCTGCTTAGGACATATTCTTGGCACCAAAGCTGATGCTGTCCTTTACTACATCTCCATCTGTGTCAAGCGAAATGAGATTGATATCTCCTGTCAGCACAGCTCCAGTCACTGTTACGGACTCGCTTCCGCTTACCTCGTAGAAATCAGAATCCTTATCGGTTCTGATGCCCTGAATTGTAAGTTCCGGAGTGATTCCAGAGTTCTCATACTGTTTAACGATATTGTTCCATCTTGCAGTAGTGCGGTACTCGTCAATGCTTCCGGTAATATCTCTGCCAAGCCAGCGTCTGTTTGTTCCCTTATCGCCCAGCATCTTGCCAGACCATACCGTAGGAGTGTAAACAATCGTAAGCTTTACTGCGTCCATTACCTCTACTCCATCAATGTAGATGTGACCTTCTTTAAGGCTGAGGGGTTTTCTGTTCTCGCCCATATTCTTTCATCCTCCTTATCTTGTTGATACAGAGAAGTACAGCTTCTCTGCTGAATCTACTGCCTGCAGTCCGACATTGAAGAACGTCTCGTCTCCGATGCTCTTGCTCTGGTCAACGTAGAAGTCATTTTCTGCATCCACGTTCGTGATTGCTCCCTGCTTCGCATAGCTCTGGAGAAGTGCTCTGCCAAGACCTTCCATAACAAGCCATCCGTCCTCGTCATTGTCAAACTTATTCGGAGGGAATGTCAGCTTCAGATCATCTGCAAAGCTGTCATACACCCGGATTACTCTGTTCTTAGAATAATCTGAGGTTCTCTCCGTTGTGAAATTGTGAAGACTGTTGATATCGTACTCGACGATTACCTCATCCTCCTCAGACATGGAGAAGAAGAATTCTCCATTGGAGATAGCTTCGATTGCTTCCTCATTGGTCTTTAAGCCAACAACATCCGTAGCACCCTCAACCGCAACATTGGTATTGGATGTGGTCTTGTCTGCTCCTGCTGTCGCACCTGCCACCCACGCACAAGCTTGTGCATTAGTAAGCTCCTGACCGTCTACCGCATAGGAGTTTGTCACATTGATAATTCCTTCGTAGTCAGATTCGGCATCTGGAAGTACTGCCTGCACAGTCTTTCCGCACTGTTCACGAAGATACTTAATCTTTGTGATTACCGCAGTCTTCTGTGAGGACTCGTCTTTAGGGAATGCCATTGTATTCCACTTGATCTTCTCGGAAGCATCCAAAAATGCTGTGATATCGGTGTTCTGCACAGCTCCGTCCGTTCCGCTTTCAAGATTTGTGGATGCAAATGCAGTAAGGTTTGCGGATGTGGATGTTGCTGAAAACACAACATACTTACCAGAGTTTACCGCAATCAGATCAGCGATTGTGGTAAGCCCTGTGTACTCCTCCACCTTGTCTGCACCAAGATATACCCTCACTGCGAAAGTAGAAGCTCCTGCCTCTGCCACGCATGCAACAGCAATATCATTTCCTCTGGTACCGCCATATGCGGCCGTAATGGTCATTCCTCCTGCTGTCTTCGTTGCCTTGTCTCCATTGTTGATAATGTAAACAATAACGGTAACAGCATTCTTGAATGCCTCTCTGATTAGCAGCATAAAGTCGTTTGTGTCATAGATACTGTGTCCAAGCTTTGCCACCTCCGCATCCGGAGACGCAGAGGTCAATTTCAGAATCCCCTTGTCAGGTCCCCATCCAAGCCCGATCAATGGAATGAGTGCGGTACCTCTTGTGGATCCGTTAGGGCTCTGCTGACGTTTTGACTTGAAGTTAATATAATCTCCAGGTCTTTTCTTTGAAACATTTACTTCAAAAGTTCCACCAGCCATGATTTACTATACCTCCTTTTCTAACCATGCTTTAATGTGTTCATGTACTTCCTGGATGGAATACTCACCATCCGGAAGATCTGCAGTTGCTCCTGCAAAAGTGCTTGATGTCACATGAAACAGCTTCATGCAACTCTTTCTGATCTCATCTAATGAGAACTTCTTTTCTTCCATAACTTTCTCTGCAGTCGGCTCTTCCATAACCTTTTTATCTGCATCTGACTGTCTTCTACTCGGCATTTTGACCTCCTTCTATTTGCTCAGCAATAGGAGTGCCATTGAAATAGAACTCCCTTGCCAGTGTTGCTGCTTTCTCGTTAAATCTCGTGTATCGCTTCCATGAAATCTCAATCTGCCACACACCCTCGTCCACCTTGGTCGCTTCCATGCTGTCTATTCGGAAGTTATTTCCTGTCCGTTTTCCTTTTTCATCTACCAACGGCACTTTATAGCGATTCCCGCTTATTGCATGTACTATCTGCGAGCACTTTCCTCCTGTGGAAACATTGTCAATGTCCATCACCTTCGCATATAAGGTAAATGTCGTAGCGTATGTGTTTGTTGAGAAATCCCCGCTTTTCTGGTGCGGAGAAGGATAAAATACACAAGGGATTTCCATATCCTCTGGCACTTCATCAAAATATGCCGGCAGGTTCAGAATGCCGGCAACAAAGTAGTAAAGAGCCGCAATCTCAAATTCCAGCATTTCCTCACCTTCCTACATAAAAAATTGTTGTAACCATTGTTCCATCTTCTGTTCCATGAGCCCAGGAAGCATATCCTCAATACAGCGGACTGCGTCTCCCCAGTAATGTGAGCCTTCAATCCATTTCTGCTTCAAAAGCATTCCTGTCTTAGCTCCCGGCTCATAGATGAAATGCTCTCCCTGCCAGTATCCCGGAACAAACCTGGTATTTACCCCTTTGGGGTTCAGCCAGTGACCTTTATCCGCATACTCTGCGTATTTCACATTGGTGCCGACTTCTATAGTCATGCTTCCCTCATTCAGCACAAAAACGTTATCCTGCTCCCCTTTTGAGAAGCTATTCAGAAGCAGTCTGGTGTCAACTGTCTGTTTCCGGATGATCTCGTCCTGCACAATTCTGAGGAATTCATACCCTAAGCCTTCCATGAAGTTGACCAATTCCTTCTTGAATTCTCCCTGAGCTGCTTTATCCAGTTTTCCAACAAATCCTTTCAGATCTGAAGTGTCAATCTTTACATAAGTTGTAGCCACTATAATGCCCCTTTCACAGTTCCCTTCCGCTGAATATTTACCATAATGTGATGGTCTCTAATGTTGTGAGGCATTTCCGCTGTATATGCCAGTCCGGTATTCTTATCAACAACCTTGTCATTGACACGAACGTCCGTACCTGCCGGAAGCTGTAATTTCCCAGAGTATATGAATTCGTTCGCTGATTCCGTCTGAGTAAGTTCTGCATTAGCATTCACATTGAAATGACACGCTACATCTTCAACGTCCGGAACCTTCGGATATGAGAAACCTGTCTGCTTGATTGCAAACCCCATATCCTTTTCCCCTTTTACCATGTGATAAATATCACACCTATGGTCCAGTAAATCCTCAAATGCCATAAGCGCCTCCTATAACTTCCTAAGTTTCATTGTCACCTTGCCGTTATCAGGCTGGATGATGTAATCATCTAACATCAGAGCCAGCCCCAGATTTTCGGCAATGTCTGAATCATTGTCCATGGTGTAGGAGTAATCATCAAAGGTCTCTGAGCTTTTCGCTCCCTCCTTCTGTGTGATTGCCTGCTTGGCATAAGCTTCAGCCAATAAAATAACTGCCATCCGGACATCCTGTGGCAGCCCTTTTTCGTACTCTTCTGTATCAAATCTGTTATGCGTATGGTAAATAACATATCTTTCTGCTCTGGCTATATCATAGGCAAGTCGAACATCAGACCTTGCCGCCACCTTGGCAGATTCAGAATACTCTTTTACCTCCGCAGGCTGTACCCAAGGTCTCTGCATGTGTTCCTCCTACTCTAATCCAAGCTTAGAAAAATCTACAAGTCCGAGAGCACCATTGATACGTTCAACATACTCGTCATGCTTGCTGCATCCTTCAAGGCTGATATTCTTCTCTTCGGCCAGAGCTAAAAGGTCGGCATTACGCATCTGGGATACCTTGCTTGCTGTCAGTCCGTCCTCAACTCCTGCTCCTGCGCCAGCTCCATTCTTCGGAGCTTCCGGCTCCTCGTCTTCTCCGCCTGTTCCCGTGTTATCGGTATCCGATTCCTCCGCAGGATTAGCAATCACTGGCTGTTCATCAAATCTGCCGGTAGCAAGAAGCTGTTCTGCCAGTCCGTCCTCAACTTCAAAAGGCTCCCCCTTTACACAGGAGAAGCCTCTTATAGAGTAAGAAAGCCCGGTATTAAGTGATAATCGTTTCATGGGGCACCTCCTTAATCAAGAGAAGGTAAGCCGGTAATCATCGCAGTAGCGTCAAGCTCCTCGATGATCGGATCGTAATCAAGGTGGCATACATAGAATCTCTTATCCTGCATGATTGCCTCTTTGCCCTCATTGGTCTTTCTGATCTTCATGCCGTAGGTGTTTACAACAACAAGGTTCTTCGGATCCGTAAGGACAATCTTGTCATCACTGATAGACGGGCAGGAAACAGTAGGAATGTGTACCGGCTGAGTGTAAACATTCTCCGGAACAGCTCCGCCTTTGCCGATTACCTGATTCATCAGATAAAGTTCCCACTCCTGTGCTCTCTTAGGGGACATGAGCCAACGAAGCTTTCCATTGTTGTACTTATTAGGCAGCTTCTGGAGTGTCTTGTAGAAGATATCCAGCTTCATGGAATTTTCACCGGAAGCATCATATACATGGCCGCCGCTGTTGATCTGCTTAATCCAACCATCATTGAGCTTTAAGAAGTCTGCATCTGCAGCTGCTCCAATCTCAATCGCCTCGGAAGCATTCCATGCACCTGCAGTATGCGCTTTGATGAACTTATACAGCTTCTTGTTATTGGTTACGATGTCTCCGATAGCGAATGCATCTGAGCTGTTAAACTCCTTTACCTGGGAAGCTTTCTCGTCGCCATTGAGATACAGATCCTCAAGGTCAACACCAAGCTGTGTGGTCATGAGGTCGGTAATGATTGCCTCTAACTGCTGACCTTCGATATTCTCACGAAGGGTTTCCTCAGTAATCTCCCAAGGTAAACGAACAGCCTTGCAGGCATACTCGATCACGTTGGTGTTTACACCAGCTCTGTAGCCATCATCTGTGTTCTCGACCTTGGCACGAAGAATTCTGGATGCGATACCGATCTTGTCAATCTCACCGCTTTTTGATGTTCTCATGACGTGTCTTACCAGAGGTCCAAGGTTGGTTGCATCGAATGTCTGCTGAATAAATTTTCTTGCCTGCTCCGGCTGTAACAGTCCATGAGTAAGGCTGCCGGTCTGAATAGCGGTACCGGCTTTGTTAATG